CCGCTGCTGGACATGAAGCGTTACAGCCACCTGTTGGCCGGCGCATCCTGGATGGCCGAGTACGGCAATCCGGACACGGCCGACTGGGCGTTCATCAAGACCTTCTCGCCGTACCACCTGTTCGACGCGAAGAAGAGCTACCCGCCGGTGCTGTTCACCACCTCCACTCGCGATGACCGCGTACATCCGGGCCACGCCCGCAAGATGGCCGCGAAGATGATCGATGCCGGTAAGGACGTGACGTACTATGAGAACATCGAAGGCGGTCATGGCGGTGCGGCCAACAACGCGCAGGCCGCGCACATGTCCGCACTGGCCTACAGCTTCCTGTGGGAACGGCTGGGCGGCGCCTAGGCAAATTTTTGCGCAAACAACAGTCGTGTAACGACGACGTTGTTTGGAGACTCCTAAATAGCACGTCGATGCTTGAAAAATGGCGCTAGAAACCGTAGAACACGATCAACTAAAGAAGAAGCGAGAGATGAAATGAGACTTGCCATCCCTGCTGCCGCACTCATCCTTGGCACTACCCTCACAGCTTGCGCTACCTACGATGACTCGGCGCTTCACCAAACCTGCCGTGACTCAGCTCTCGTGAAGGATCTCCCCGCTCAAGTCGCAGCCAGGGAAAGCAAGTGCCGGAGCACAGAAGTCTGGTCATCGGATCGGCACCGGAACGAGCAACCGATCGACTTCGGTGGGAAGAAGGACCGTTAGCAGCGGCTGCACGCATGACCTATCTCTTGCAGCGACACGGTGGCGCCGGTCATGCGGACCAGCTTCTGGTAGGCGGCTTCGATCTGGGCGAAATAGCACATGGCGAAAATGAAGCCTCACGCGGCGTTGCTGCCGCGTGAGGATCAGTCACCCCAGCACCGACTGCACCAACACCTGGCCATAGCGCTCGAACTCCGCCGGACCGGGGTGATTGAACAGCGCGGCAGCCCCCAGCGAGTCTGGACTGGCGCCCATGCCACCCAGCTGCTCGTCCATGACGATCCAGTGCTGCGGAGCAAACGCGGCTCCCGCCTCGACTGCAGCGCGCCACAGCGCCCTGTTGGTGTAGTTCCAGCCGGACAGGGCCGATCCATCCACCACGTTGCGGCGCGGCACGGACATGATGACCACTTCCATACCGGCCGCCTTCGCCTGGCCGGCAATGTTCTTGATGTTGGCCAGGGTAGTGGCCTGCCCCAGCTCGTTCATGCCGAAGTGCAGCAGCAACACGTCCGCCCCAGATTCCAATACCGGCTGGAGGCGAGCAGGCCACAGGCCATTGTGTTGGGTGTTGGCCGTGGTCGACCCACCGCGGCCGAAGTTCAGATAGACCACCGGCTTGCCGATCATCTGTTCCAGTGCTGCGATCAGCGACCACATGGCGCTGATCTTGACGTGGACCTGCCCTGCGCCGTCGCCAAAGTCGTGCCTGGGCAGTGCGGCAACCGTGTCCGTCGGCATGTTGATCAGGTAGTTCTCTGGTCGATCACGCGCTGCGCTGTTGGCTGTGTACGGTGGATCACCCAGCTGCACCGCGACGATGGAATCGCCGTAGCTGGCGACGGTCACAGGCTCCCCGTGCGCCGCCTTGGCCAGCAGCCGGCGCAAGCATGCGCGGTTGTGCATGAGCAGCTTTTGCCAGTCATCTTCGCCACCCTGCCGAACCACCCCGCCCAGGTACTTTGAGCCGTTGAACGCGCTGACCGTACTGCCCACCACGTGCAGGTAGCCGATTACCACCCGCCCCTCATCGGGCACAGGCCGATACTCCACCGCATCAAAGTCGCGCTCCGGCCCGGCCTTGATCGTCACGACTTGCGTCTGCGGGTCGATCTGGATCAGGTCGTAGCGCTCCCGCTTGTAGCTATAGGTCACGTCCACATCGTACGCGGCGACGTTCAGCAGGCCACGGAGCTTGCCGTTGACGTGGTACGCGAAGTCAGTCCCCGCGGTCAGTGCGGCACCGGTATCGCTGCGCGCAGCGGAAACCCCGCTGATGTGCCGGCGGCCCAGCCACGCCCCGGCGATGCTCGGGAACACCGTGTCGGTGTCATAGATGAGGTTGTAGCCCACCTTTGTTTCGGCCCCCGACGTTGCAGCAGCGACCGACAGGGCCGCATTGACCTCGACCCTACGGCCATCACCGTAGGCAGACCCTGACACGAAGACAGACAGCCCAGCGGTCACGATCTCAACGTCGTATGCCTCCAGCAAATACATGCTGCCGTCGTCGCTGTCATCGGACGCGACCCTGTAGACATCCCCACCCAGCCTCCAGGCAAGCGCCGAACCAGCGGCGATGGCTGACGAACCTCGATACCACCCACGCTGCTGCTGGTTGTAGCCGTTGTCCGCTGCACGTGTGATACCGACACCCACCGGGGTAGACGCATTGGTGTAACCCCAGAGTTCGAACAGGTACGTCTGCCCGGCGACCGTCTGAATGGCCGGAAATGGGAAACGAAGGTCCTGCCACGTGCCGGACACCGCCTCCAAGCCAAGCTCAGCCACGGTCATGATGCCGCTATAGAGCAGCGTCGCCGTGCCATCGCTCGTCGGGTAGATCCCGGCGGTAACCGAATCTGTGGGGCGAGACCACACTCGCAGGCGCATGCTTGCGACGTCATTGGGCAGCTCTACCATCAGCGCCAAGGTGTCGATGGACGCGCCAGCGGCGACGTCCTGGCCCGCGCCAGCCTGTGCACCAAACGTCCAAGCGTAATGTCCACCGCTCTGCGGATAGGTCTGCTCGTTGGGCTCACGGGCTGCCGACGCGACGAACCCACGACTGAAGCTGCGGGCCAGGACGCTGGCCTGGCTCTCCAAGGCGTTGATCTGCGGCGCCAGCGCGCTTGCCACCTCGCGGAAGTACGCCTCAAAAGCCAGCTGATTGGGAGCGCCGATCAGCTGGCTTGTGCCGCCCGCATTGCCGAACCAGCCCCGGCGGAACTGTGTGACGCTGCTGGCGTCGTTGCGCATGCCCATCGACAGGCCGCCGGCGGTGCTCAGCTTCCAGACAAGCAAATCCAGTCCGGTGACAGTCACGGCGTGCGGGAGGCGGATCTCGACGTACTGCCATGCATTGCTGTCGGCAAGATCCGCACCGTTGACCGTCGCCGAGGCAAGTAGCGTGTCACTCGCGGTCGGCGGGTAGGCAGACGTGCCGCCCTGCACACGGCGGTAGACCTCCAGGGTGATATCGCCCAAAAGCGGAACGTTCTGCATCCAGAAGCGATACGCGTTGACCGGCAGTCCGGCTGCAGCCTCCGATGCCGAGTACACCGCTCGATTGGAAACGGCCACGAACTCTGCATTGGGCAGCACACGAGTCACCGAGCGCTCAGTGACGGCCACCTGGGTCAAAGCATCGTCGGCGTCACGAGCCGCATTGGCGATGCCGTAACGGGTGGGAATCCTATCGGCCTTGTTGACCAGCAGGTCATCGGCAATCTTGACCCACTGCGCACCATCCCAGCTGTACTGACCTACGAGCGGAACAAAGCCGCCCTGCCCCACATAGGTGCCTGGCGTGGCTTCCAGCTCGGCAAGGGTCGCCTTGTAGATGGCACTGGTCGACTGGCCGGCCTTCAAGGCGTCAATCTCGACCTGGGCGGTCTTCGGCGTCGGCAGATCCAACACAGGGAAGGTCGCCAAGGAATCCGAGGAGCGCACCACGCCGACCAACGCGTCGTACCTGCCCGCGCCCCTCTGAGGAAGATCGGCTGCAGGAATGACCTGGCGCCCATCAATCATCGTCATCATCTCTCTCCTACAGAACGGCCGAGGCGTCCACCGCCCCAGTATCGATGGACGCCAGCGCCAAGGCCTGGCGAATGCTCACGTCCAACAGCACCTGATCGGACCACACGACCAGCTGCGGGGCCTCGCCCAGCAGGGCGAGCAGCACGTCTCTGGCGACCTCGTCGGCCTTTGCGGGCCGGGGATCGCTGTGCTGGAACTCGCGTTCGATGGCCTTGCCGTCAGTGCCGACCAGCGGCAGGCCGGCCTGGGTGACGGCCCGCGCCTGCCCTCGAAACAGGATCTGGCCACCCTGCAAGGTGCGGGTGCACACCACCGCCACCAGGTCACCGGTGTCCAGCTCGACCACGGTCTGTCCGGGGTCAACGGAGACTCCCTCTTTCTTAACGTAGCTCATTCGATCATCTGCTCCTGATTTACAGGGTTCCGCGAACCACCGCTCCCTCCGCCGCCACCAATGCTCCCTCCGCCGCTGCCGCTGGCGCCGGCAGCGGGGAAGGTGATCTGCAGGGCACTGATTGCCACGTTGCCGTTTGCGCTGGCCGTCTCGACCACGTTGGAGGTCACCCGCAACTGCCGGCTGCCACCCTGAAGCTGCGGGTCGTAGTAGTAGAGGTACACGGTGACTTTCTGCCCGGCCGTGCCAGTCAGGCTCGCGCTGCTGGCCGCATAGGCGACTGTATCGATCCGATGATCAGGTTGCCCGCGGTGACGCTGATGGTGGCCACCGAGGCGCCCTCGGCGTCGCTGGACGCGGCAAACGTCACCGACGTGGTCATATCCCACATGGACTGTTGATTGCCGATGTTCGGCAGAGCCGCCGCGCCCACGCGGTTGGTGTCAGGTACGTTGACCGCCACGCCTACCCATTCCGAGGCACGCCCGTTGACGCCGATGGAGCGCATCTGCAAGTCATAGGGGGTGCCCCGCTGCAGCTCACGAACGACAAACACCTGTCCGGCCACCTGGCTGCGGTACTGCCATGCAGCGTCCGGTGCGCCCACTGCCCGGAAGCGAAGCTCATAAGAGGCAATAGGCATCGTCACCGCTGCATCTCCAACGTCATGAAGCCATGGCGCGGGGCCGTGCCGATGCGTACTACCGCTGTCGGGATGCCGGCATCGTCTACCTCATCATTCACTGGATCAGAGACTGCAACCGTCACCTTGGGCGCAGCAGGAACCCCGTAGCTCCGTCCACTGATCTCGCTGATGATCGACTCCGGCGGGTTCTTCCAATACGGATCCACCCGCGCGTCATAGGCCACTGCGGTGAAGGAAGATGACAGATCTTCGGAATAGCGCACACCGGTGATGATCAACGTGGTCATTTCGATACCGCGTTCACCCACGACCACGCGATCACCGACCACCGTGCCGGCGGGGCGGGTGTCCAGGTAGAACGTGTCGCTGTATGGACTATGCGGGTGGCAATTCACCTTGCGCTTGGCGCCGCCTGCCGTTCGCGTCTGAATGCCGTAGAGCTTGAGAGGATCGGTGAAGATCTCCGTGTCCAGCTTCAGGGTTGCCCCGCCGTCGCCATCGGGCGTTCCATTGGTCAGCGCCACCACACGCCCCCAACCGGTGCCCCACTCGGCCACATCATGAGCCACATCGATCACATCGCCGCGGACAATACCGAGGCCTGAAATGTCGGTGGTAAAGCTGTAGATGGTGCTGCGGAACAAGCCCTGCGCCAGATGGTAGCGAGCGATGCGCCACGCCTGTTTGGGCAGCATTGCCCACTCCAGCCGCAGGGTTTCGAACAACGTGGCAGACGGGTCGCCGGACGGATTCCCGCGTGCGTCCATGCCGCGGTAGCTGTAACCATCCTGGACCACGATGATCTCGTCATCCTGCCAATCGGCCTGGGGGTTCTTGAACTGCACCCGCAGCGCGTGGGGCAGCTTGATGAACTGCCGGCTGGCGCTGAACTCCTTGATATCCAGCGGCGACAGCTCCGCCGATGCTGCGGAAATGTTGCGGTCGAACACGACACAGTAGCGCCCATCCCGATTGCCGATATCACCCAGCCCACACGCGAGAACCTTGTTGAGCAGGTCGCGGGCGGTGATCGGGGCATCCACGACCATCCGGCATTCCAGGCTGTGAACGGTGCAGTATCCGGCAAAGTCGGCGAACGAATCGAGATCGATGCGAGAGGCCGGCACATGCTCGACCAGGGCTTGGCAGCGCGTCATCAGCCAGTAGGCAATCCACGCTGGATTGCGGGTGAACTGGTTGCTCCACGTGTTGGTGGTGCGGTTGTAAACGGGAACGATCGATCTCGCAAGCACACTGAACGTCTGCAGGGTTCCCGACAACTGATCCGTGCCCTTGACGCGCACGTTGAGCTTGGAAGTGCCGGTGGTGCTGGGCGAGGTGTAGCGGATGCTGCGGAAGGAGGTCCAGATAGCGCCGTCGGCCCATGTCCTGTTCGTTTGATCCTTGCGCGCCACCCGCGTGACCCTCACCTCGTACTGACCGCCATCCACGTCCCAGGCGATGCCGGAGGCAAACGGGTCACGGGTCTGGTCCCAGCTCAGGTACAACCCAGGTGCCGGAGAGGTCGTTGGGTACTCGTCGGCTCCGGCGATCCAAGTGCCAAGCAGCTTCGACAAGCGCGGACTGGGCGGAGTGAGCCAAGTCGGCGAGCCGACCGGGCGGTACTCGACGCGCCACAGCACCCACATCGGCCAGCCCTTGTTGAGCGAGTCGCCGAACACCTTCAATCCATTGGAGAACAGCAGATCCAAACTGATTGCGTCTACACCAGGCGCGGTCGTGCGCAGCACCTGGTCGCCCTCGGAATTCATCGTCGCGTTGACGGCCTGCTCATCAATGTCATTGGTATAGAGCTTGGGCGCCGCCCCACCTGGCCATGACAGCTCCCATTGAAAGTCATTGAAGCTCTGCGCAGGCGTGTCGCCAATGCGCAATTCGGAGACGTTCAGCGCGCCGAACCCAAGGTCGAACATGCAGCACTGATAGGCGTCATACCCCAGTACATCCGTATAGGGGATGGCAGCATGCGGCGGGAAGTACCGCTGCTCACCCAAGATCAGCGGGATCACGCCATAGGGATTAATCTGATTGGAACTCCCCGTCAGTGCATTCCATGAACGCTGGGCCTCGGATCCGCCACCGCTGGCCATCGGCACCGACACCAGTGCATTGACTGCCAGCGAAGCGGCCAGAGTGATTCCCGAGGCGATCGCATTACCTGCAGCAGCGCTCCAACCTGCACCCTTGGCCAGCGAAGCGCCCCACCCCGGTGCGTAGTAGGCCACCACGATCATGGCCACCGTAGCCAGGATCTGGCGCGCGCCGCCCTTGGCCAGGCCCTGCCGCAGAACATCGACACGCACGCCGGCCTTGGGCCTCAGACGGCCCCATGCCTCACGCGGCACCGCGTAGCCTCCGACCCGAACCACAACGTCGGCGGAGATCTCCGCGCCGCCGGCGGCCTCCTGCAGCATCCTCTGAAGCGTCTGGCCCGGGCTGGCGTACACCACGCCGGGTGCATCGAATTCATGGCCGCGCAGGTGCAGCGGAACCTCATTCATCTCTCTTCCCCATGTATCGATAGAAGCCCGCTATGCGCGCCTCCCACATGGGCGAACCGAGCCGCTCAATGCGGCTGGTGCGTCCCAGCTCCACGTGCAAAAAATCGCCGCTGCCCATGCACACACCTACGTGCCACGGCCTGCCGGCGCTGTTGAAAACAACCACGTCGAAACGCTCAGGGATCTCGACCTCGGTCCATCCAGTTGCATCAGCCGGTGCCGCCACGTCAGGCATGGGGATGCCCTGCTCCGCCAGAACCATGCTGGCGAACTCCCGGCAGAACTTGTCGCCTTGGTACGGGATGCCGATCCATTTCCTCATACGAACAGCCCGGGCGAATTGGACGGCGTGTAGGTCTGGGCGGGCACGCCCTGGTTGAGGAAGTCTTCCTGGTAGCCGATCTGCACGCCCAGTTCCATGATGTCGAAGTCCACCTGAAGCACGGAGAAGCTGAACGGCCCCATCTCCACCACGCTGGGCTGGCTCGCCAGCACGGCTTCCAGTCGCACCTGTGGGCGCTGACCCTGCAGCTCCTTGATCTTCCTGGTGATGTCGCGGTCGACGTTGTCGATGCGCAGGGAGACATTCGGGGTGGCATCGTCGGTGTCGTCGGGGAACGACGCTTCGAAGGGGTACGGCTGCCAGACGGTACTTCCCCGCGCGACGGGCTCGGTGTTGTTGACGATTCGGATCGTCTGCAGATCTGGGTGGGTGATGGTGAGCAGGCACAGCCAGGTCTCGGCGGTGTCCTCCGCCAGAATCGATCTGGCGGCAGCGGCAGAAAGGACGCGTGGCATCAGGTTGTCGGCCAGTTGTTGGTGTCGTGGATGTCGAGCAGGAACTGCCCCTCATGGCTGGCAACGATCAGCAGGCTCAGATCCGCCCGCCACATGTCCTGCCATTTGACGTAGCTCGGTCGCGCCATGAACTTGTAGGTGGCCTGGCTCTGACCGGCGCCGGACCAACGCCAATCCCACCAGTAGAACGGGAGTACTCGCCGGGTGCTGATGTTGTAGAAGTCCATCAGCGTCTTCAGCTGGGCCGGGCTCAGGTACAGCCGGCACTTGAACGTCTCGAGGGAACTGGTCCGAACCGGGCGCGTTTTCGTCCCCGCCCCCATGGTTGATCGCATGACGTCCTCACCATGCGGCGCGAACTCCAGGCTTTCGTTTTCCGGGTCGGGAATACTCGATGGCATGTAGAGATCAACCACCTCGATTCCCCTTGTAGGTGAGTCCGTATCGGCTGCGGAAGTCGTTGTCGAACGCTCCGCCGCGGATCTGGCTACGCATCAACTCGCGGAGGGAGACGCTGATATCGAGATCGCCGGAAGGACCAACCTCGGCCTGTGCGGCGCCGGTGTCACTCTTCACGCCATCGATGTAGACGTTGACGCCCCCGCGTGCCATTCCCGCGGCTGCTGCGCGCGGAGCGCCAACCACGCCACCATTCGCATATCCGCGCAGGCCCAGGCGCATCGCCTCCACGATCCCCACGCCACCCGCGCGGGCGATATCGGCCTGTGACCAGACCATCTCGCCCGCATGCACGATGCCGCGCGGATCATGCTTGGCACCGTCTCCGGTGTAGCCGCCATCGGCCTTTCCGTTCCGCATCAGTCGCTGGAACAGCTCGTCGTTGATGGTCGACGTGCCCTGGGTGACAGCGGTGTTGCCCGCGGTGTTAATGGAGCCGGACTGCGCCGCGAAGGCGCCGCTGATCCAGTTGCCGATGCCGACGATGGCCTGCTTGATCTGGATCCGGGCCAAGTCGGCCAGCACCGACTTCGTCAGGTCCGAGAAGCTCAGCTTGCCGGTCGTGGTGAACCGTACCCAGGCATCCTCAAACCCACCGATGACGGTGGTGACCGTGTCGCCCATCTGCCGGGCGTAGTTCCCTGCTTCCTGCTGGTAGTTGGACCATGCCGCGCCGGCACCGGCCAACCAGTTGCCCTCCGCCAGCCGCAATTCTTCATAGCCATCCCGGATCAGTTGGAGGCGGTCGAGCGTCTTGGATAGCAGCTCCGCCCTTTCGGCCTCGAACGTCTCCTGATCGATCTGCCCCGCGTTCATCTGCAACTGCAGTTCGCGTAGTTTGTCCGCTTGGTCAGCGTAGGCGTCGTTGATGCGCTGCTGAATCTCGTACTCGCGATCACCCATACCGACACGCTGGGCCTGCGTCGAGAGCTGCCGCTCCAGCGCCTGGTTGCTCGCGTCCAGCGCGTTGGCATAGGCCGCAATGACGTTGATCCGCGCCTTGGTCGCGGCCGTCTCTTCGGTCGTCAGTACTTGGAGGGCGCCGGCGCCCTCGGTGCGGACCTTGGTGAGCCGCGCTTCAAGGTCACCGATCTGCCGGTTCACGCTGATTGCGTCCTTGCCCGCGACCACCTGCCTCTGAAGGAAGGCAATCTGCCCCTCCAAGGACTTCGCCTGGGCGTCAGTGCCTTGCTGCACCAGATCCCTCATGCGGCTGTAGTACTCGCTGGCCGTAATCTCCCTTGCCGAGTACTGAGCGCGCAGCATCTGGGTGCCGGCTGTGATCTGCGCCTGCTCGGCGATCAGGTCGTCCTTGTAGCCCTGCAGCCCAGCCGTACGCGAAGCGGATCCCGTACCAGCTGTTGGCTTCTCCCGATACTTCTTCTCAATAGCTGCGACGGCGGCGGCTCTGCGCTCTTCGATAACCCGCACTTCGTCCACGAGGCCCGCCGCTGCAGCTTTGCGTCGAACGACGTCTGCTTGCCCATTGATACGCGCGATCTCGTCCTTCTTCTTTTGCTCCTTTGATGCCTGGGAAGCAATGATCGTGTCCTGCTGCTGCACGTACTCGGCGCTTGCGTCCTGTGCGGCCTTGACCTCGGCATCCTTACGCTCCTTGATCAGGTCGGTGGCCAGCGCCTTGATCTTGTCCGATCGATCCTTGATCGACTTCTCCATCGCCGCGAGGGCGATAGGGTTCCTCGCCAGCGGCAGGCCCCTCTGATCACCAGAGGCGAGTGCATTCAGCTTCGCCAGTTCGCGTTGATTCTCCGCAAGAAGGTGCTGCATCTGCGCCGCGGCCGGCCCGAGGCCAACGCTCGACTGCATGGCGGACCAAGCACGGGTAGCTTCCACCCACAGGCTCTTGAATCCACTGATCACCGGATTCTGGCTGGCACGAACCTTGGCCAGGGCCATCACCGTCTCATCGGCAGCAGCACGGGTGATCACCGTCACCGCATCCTGGTTGCGCCCCTGCTCCTGCAACGCCTTGACCTGCTCGTACAGAGCCACGGTCATGAAGTTGACCTGCTCGTTGAGCTTCTGCGCTCCCTTGACCGGGTCTTCCCCCAGCTTGGCGTAGAGGGCGATGGTTTCCTCCAGCGCCTGCCCGCTGACCTCCTTCATGGCCACAGCCGCGTTGGCTACGGCCTGCAGGTTCTGCGCGGCGATCTTTCCGTTCGAACCAACGGCCTGCGCCGCTTCCGCGCCGGCGCCGGCGGACACCTGCAGCGCATCACTGGTCTTCTTGGCCATATCGACCAGCGTCAGCGTTGTCGCGGCCGCCTCGTTACGCGACAGCACCAGCGCCTTGGTGTAAGCCTGCGCCTGTTTCTCTGCGTCATACCACGCGAACACCACCAGACCCACGGCGGCCGCAGCTACGGTGAAAGGATTGACCATGCCCAGCAGTGCAGACGAGACGCCCTTCAGAGCCGGCTCGACACCTCCGAAGCTGTCCTTGATTTGGCCACCCTGCTGCACCAGCACGGTGAAAAAGGGCATACCACCCTGCAGGCTGGTGAAGATGTCGGTGAACTGCGCCGGCAGCTGTCGCATCGCCTGCGCGGTCTGGCCGGCAGAAACGCCCAGATCACTGATGTTGTTCTTCGCCGGCAGCGGGCGAGCAGCCTCTGTGCGCACCTCGCGCAGCTGCCGGGTGAGCACGCCCAGGCCCTGCCGGATGTCGGCCAGGTCGGCACTGATACGAACGCGCAGATTCGCTGAAGGCTCAGCCATGGGTCGTGGTTCCTTGTTTCAGTTGCACAGGGGCCTTGCCGCTCAGCGCATCCAGGTAGTTCTTCCAGTCGCCCTGATCTGCCCACATCGCCGTGCGCATGGCGTCGGCAAGGTGGATGGCTCGCGTCCGCTCGCGCTCACGCTCGTCATGAGCTGCGGCGGCGGTGAAGCCGCTGATCTGCGCCAGGGTGTACGTCATCACCTCGGCCCGGCTATGGCCGCGCGCGATCAGGTACTGGGCAAGGTCGGCGAATCCAAGCTCTCGTCCGCCGGCGGCTTGGCCTGCAGCAGCAGGCTCCGCAGGCGACGGGCGAAAAAATCCCGGTTCAGCCCCACCACGGCCTCGAGCAGGCCCGCGATTTCGTCCAAGGTGCCCCCGGCAATCCACGCCGATCGGTCGCGTAGCGCTTCATCCAGCTCCGCGCCGGAGGTCCAGTCAGCTTCGGGGCAAGATGCAACTGCCAGTGCGGCGGCAAGATCGCCACTGTCCTGCTCGAGCAGGTCCAGCAGAATGGCGCCCGTTGCAGCGGCCGGCGCACCTTCGACCGCGCCGACCATCATCGCCACGCGGGCGATGATGGTGCGGCTGGCCGTGATGAAGGGACCGATCTGCTGCAAGCGGAGGGGCGTCACCGAGAGCGCCCGGCCACGGAAAGGGACCGTGCGAGATGGCGGGGTGATCACGTCCAGATCCGCCATGGCTTACTTCTCCTGCTGCCAGTAGAAGTAGGCCGACTTGTCCGAGCCGGTCGCCTTGGAGGCGTCCTTCACGAGCTTGCCCGGCACGCTGCCGGCGCCGTACTCGTTTCCGATCAGTCCCATGCTCTCGATGACGCCGCCGGACACCTTGTGCGCCACCATGCGAACCAGCTTGCCGCCACGGGCTTCGTTGGCACCGTAGAACTGCATCTCGTAGTACTGCTGCGCGGTGACAGCGGCCTCGACGTGGCCGAGGTCCGGGTTCTTGTAGGTGACCTTGACGTTGGGCGTGCCCGCAGTCGTCGGCGCCACGATGGCCGAGCCTGCCTGGATGAACAGCATGCCGCGCTCGAAACGGTAGTCCTTGCCCGCCACGTAGGTGTCGGTGCCAATGACCGGCTTCACCGAGGTGATCTCACTGGCCAGGCGCGACAGCGGGGAGAAGCGTTCGGGCGTCGCCACCACCAGCTCGTCGGCTACGATGCCGGCGGCGATGCTGCTGACCTTGCCACGGGTGGCGCGAGCGAAGTTCTCGGCGTTGAAGTCATGGAAGGTGTAGTTGAGGTTGTAGCCGGTGACACGATCGACGCTGTTGGCCGTGCCGCCGCCCGGGTTCTGGCTGTCGGCCAGCTCGAGGGTGGTGGTCTGGGGCGCGACGGTATAGGCGGAAACGTTGCCGACTTCGAGGAAGGGGTCGCTGCTGTTCCACAGGCGGATCAGGACGATGCCGCTGCCCAGGTAGCTGTAATCTTCGGCCATGGTGGCTCTCCAGTTGGGTTGCCGCTGTGCGGCGGGTTATTTCTTGGGGATGTGGGACTGGTAGGTGATCAGCACGCCGACCCAGCCGGCGCTGGCCCTCTCCGGCATCAGCGGCTCCATGCCGACGTACACCGGCACCTGGATGCCGTCGGGGAAGTTCCGGGCCACCTCGCGGCTGTCCATGGCCGTCTCGATGTCGGTCACCAGGTCGTCCAGCGCCTGCTGGTATCCCTCCGTGTCGGCGGGAACCTTGGCGATGACGCTGACCGTGGTCAGGCGGTGCGTTCCGGCCTTCGACGGGCTCTCCGGCCGCTGCTGCTTCTCGATCACGGCCGTCAGCACGGCCTGGGTGTCCTGGTCACCGGGTTTCGGTTCCAGCGTCCACCCCGTCCCGGCGTCGGTCAGGTAGCCGTTCGTGGTGCTGATCAGCTGCAGCGTCTTGCCCATGGCCAGCAGCAGCTGGCGCCGTGGGCTGGGGACGGGATCAGACATTGGCCACCTCCCACACTGCCGTCGATTCGTCGGCGCGGATCTTCTGCACCAGCTTCAGCCGGCGACCAGTGCCGTCGATGCGCACGACGCCCCCCGTACGAGGGGTGATCTCGGCCAGCTGCAGCGTCACCCGATCCGTGGTGGTCGCGATGGGCGCCACGTCGTCCGGCGTGAACTGCTCAACCGCCTCGTCCAGCAGCACCGTGCACGGCACCTCTGCCGTGCCGCTCGGTTCCATGTAGTGGGCAGCATCGGCGACACCGGCTGCGCGGAAGGCGCCGAACGCGATTGCGTCGAAGGCCTGCATGAAAGCTTTCTGGTTCAAGGCAGCGGCCTCGCAGTTTCCATCGCCTTCTCCAGCTCGCGCTTCAGGAAGAACGGCATCAGCCGCTTCCAGGTGTCCTCGGCCATGCCGAAGATGTCGTAGCGTGGCGTGTAGGCGGCGGTGTTGGTGAAGATGAAGATCGAGCGGACGCCGGATCCACGCCCGATTCGCTCATAGATGCCCGGACGCAGCACTCCGCGGCGCTTGGTGATCACGAAGTACTCGCCATCACGGTTGTTGCCTTTGCCCCGTCGCCGCTTCCGGCTGACGCTGGTCTGGTTCTGATACCGGTCCCGCTGGGCACCCAGCTGGGACAGGATCTTGGTCACCTGCCCGGCCGGCACGTTGCCGAACTGGTTCGCCTGGGCGCCGCGCCCCATCACCGCAAACTGCGTCGGCGACAGCAGACCGCGGCTCTGCAGCAGCCGCTCGAAACCCTTCCGACGGCGTTGGCCGCCCTCGACTTCCGCCAGCAGATACTTCGCCGGCGGCGTGCCCTTGAAAGCTTCGTCACGGATGAAGATCTCTGCGTACGGCTGGGCCTTGGTGGCCTTGCGATACATAGCCGCATTGACCGTGAGCGGTGTCGGGCGGTCGAACACCTTCGGTGCCTGGCGCTTCCAGCGCTCGCGGATCTCATAGGCCACCTTGTTGGCGGCCTGCGAGGCGGCGAACGGCAGCTGTGATTGCTCCAGGTCCGTGAGCTGCCGCCCGAATACGTTGTCGGGGTCGACCCCGATCCTGATCTGGGCCATATAACCTCCAGCCCGGCCCGCCGAAGCGGGCCAGGCACTGCTGGATTACTTCGCGCCGGCCTTCAGGCGGATCACCGCATCCGGTCGGGTGTTGATGTTCAGCGGGTTGGACTGGCTTTCAAGCTCGATGCCCTTGTCCATGCGCATCTTGGCGATCTTGGTGTAGTACGGCAGACCCTTGGTGCGTACCGTTTCCAGGTAGTCGCCCGGTGCAAAGCGGGTGAGGAACATGTCCGGGACGCCGAGAGGGAACGCAATTGCCTCCCCGTCCGCGATCGCCAGCTTTCCACCGGTGCTGCCCTGCAGCTCTTCGAAGATGATGTCGCCGAAGACGAAGCCCTTACGCAGGTCGCCGCGCAGTGCTGCACCGTCCTGCCAGCGCTTGTAGGCTTCCTCGACGTCCGGGTGGTCGATCAGCGCGTCGAAGAATCCGGCGCTGCAGAACACGTGGATACCGGTGTAAGGAACACCCTCCAGCTTGCCCTCGATCGCGCGCTTGATGGACACCACTTTCGAGCGGACCTTCGTGTCCGGCTTGTTCAGCTCCATGCCGATGGTGGCCTGCTGGACGTCGAATTCATCGTAGAAGTCCACGATGACCGACCCATCGGCATCCAGCAGTTTGCCGCGCAGGGCGCCCATGCGGTGATACTCGATGGTGTAGTCCAGGTCACGCTTGTGGATGGCCTGCAGTCCGTTGACCAGCGCGGCGACATTGCTGCCTTCCGGATCGGTCGGATCCCACACACCCAGAAGCTGATCGGCCATGACCGTAGAGCGCTGCGGCAGGTGGGTGGTTTCCAGCAGCTTGACCTTGCCGCGGTCGAGGCCCTTGGGCTGACCCGGTGCACCGCGGGCAACATTGGGCACCAGGACCAGCTTGTTGTCCTTGATGCCGATCTTGACGATGGTGGTTCCTACCAGGCCATCCTCCTGGAACAGGCCCATGTCAGAAATGCGCGTGTTGATACGCGGCAGGTTGTTGATGTGCGCGTTCAGCGCGTCAAAGCTGAGCACGCCCAGCGCCAAGAGGGTCTGCAGATCCATGGTGTTGTCTCTCTCGAAAGGGGATACGAAAAGGCCCCGCCGAAGCGGGGCCAAGGGTCAACGGGTGAAAGGGGCGCTGCTCGGCGGTCAGCCGCCGGCAGCTTCGATCGTGATGGTGTCGCTGACGGCTTCGTCCAGGTCGGTGGCGGTCACCTTGAGGGTGTAGTCGCCGGCGGCGCTCAGCGTCGCGGCATCCCAGGTGATGACGCCGCCCACAGCGGCCTTCGCACCGCCGCCAGTCAGGTTGCCGGTGCCGGTGGCCTTGGCCAGGGTGGCGCTGACGGTGCTGCCGGTGACCAGGGCGCCGAAGACGTCCTTGACGTGCGCCACTATCGGGCCCAGCGCCACGCCGGCGGTGCCGGTCAGCGGTGCCGACACGAACACCAGGTGATGGGCAGCGTTCGACGCGATCGGCTGCTGCGTCCAGCGGGTGATGATGCCGGACTCGGCCAGGCTCAGCGCGGCAAGCAGCTTCTGGTCTGCGGTGACGCCGCCGGCCCAGCCCAGCTTTTCGCCGAACACTTCGGCATCGCGCGCGATCGCCGCGCCCTTGACGGCCAGCGCCGCGGAATCAGTGCCGGTGTCGATCGGGCCATACAGCACCTTGACCGCGTCGGTGCCGTTGGCAGCGACGGTGTTGTCTGCCTTGAGCAGGGTGCCGGCGGACAGCATGCCCTGCCCGGCCGGCAGACGGATCAGTTCGCGGCTGCGCTCGCCGCCCGCTTCGGACAGCAGGAATTCGCCGGTACGGGTGCCGGCCAGGGAGATTTCCATCGTCAGTTACCTCGTTGCTTGTAGATGTGATTGGGATTCAGCTTCGCCTTGTTGTCGGCGGCGCGTTGGTCGGCCATGGAAGCCGGGTGTGCGGTGACGACCTGGGTGCTGCGGCCTTCCTCCGCCTTCATCGACAGCAGCTGTGCACGCACCGTGTCGAGGTCGGTGCTCTTCTCAATGAAGCTGGCGGCGAGGGTGTCATCGCCACGCAGCGCCGCAGCACAGGCGTCCTGCACTGCGGTCGCGTACTCGATGGCGCTGGCCGCCGGTTCGCCCTCATGCAGGGGGCGGCGCAGCAGGGCCACCGCGAGCGCCGGCGGCAGCTCACTGGTTGCAACCGCAGCTGCCAACGCAGCGGCCGGGTTCTCCACCACGGCTGCAGGCGGTGCGGCTGCGGCCTCGGGCACCGGTGGCGCTGCCGCCGCCTCCGGCTCTTCGTCCGGATCAGGGTTGCCCGGCGCGGGCGGAGGTGCCGATTCAGCCGCGCCCAGGTGGACGATCAGGTCGTGCCAGGTGCCGAGCCGGGTTGCAAAGCCAACCGCCACGGCGGCCTGGCCGCGGTAGCAGGCCGCCTCGGTTGCGCGCACGGCCTCAGCATCCATGCCGAGGTTGCGCGCGACGGTGTCGACGAACATCGTGCGCATGTCCTCCAGATCCGCCATTGCCTCGGCATGCGCTTCTTCGCTGAGCGGGAAGTTCGGATTGAAGTCGACCTTGCGAGCACCGGCGAACAACGGGGTGACCTTCAGTCCGATCTGAGCGTTGTTGCCACTCCAGTCCTGGTGGAAGCGCACCACGCCAACCGATCCGACGCCGCCGGTACGGCTGATCCAGATCTCGTCGCACGCCGAAGCGAGGGCGAAGCCGGCGGAGTACGCATGGTCATCGACCAGCGCATACAACGGCTTTCGTCCACGCGCCTCGAAGATGTGGTCGACCAAATCGAAGCAGCCAGAGGCCATACCGCCGGGCGTGTCCAGCCGGAGAATGATGGACGTCACCGCTTCGTCGTTGAGCAGTTCATCGAAGGTGTCGCGCACCGCTGCATAGCTCACGGGCCCGGGGCCGCTGGTACCGGGCATCGGCCGGTTCACCATTGCGCCTGACAGGTTGATCACGCCGATTACGTTCTGCGCGACACCCGACGCCTGGCTGTCAGGGCCCGACAGCTCGAAGCGGTCGGCCTTCAGCACGCTGTCGTCGCTGGTGACCTTCCCTTCGAGATAGCCGCCCACCAGTGCCTCGCCGATGGTCGGCTGTACCAGCAACGGCTGATTGAGGACCGCGGCAGCGAGCGAGGCCACCACGGGCGCACGGCTGCCGCGACCCAGCATTCGGGCCAACAGGCCAGGCTTACTCGTCATCGTCATTCCTTTCATCGTCGTTGGCGCCAGGGGCGCCGGGTTCGTCGTCCTGCCGGGCACCAGAGGCGTTCGTTCGCCTCGGGTCGCTGTCGTAGCGAAGCCCGGCCGCATCTGCACGCGCGTTGTCCTGCGCCTGCTCGGCGTCGACCTGTTCGGGATCCTCGCCGGCGCTCAGCACCACCTTGCTGCGCGACTTTAAGCCCGCCCGCACCGCCTTGATTTCGGAGGTCACGTCCTGCACCGGGTGGCTCCAGGGCCAGCCCTCAGGCACCCACAGGGTTTCCGTCACGTCGTCACGCAGGGCTGCATAGCGCGGCACCTTCAGAAGACCCGACAGCACGGCCTGGTCCATGAAGGCGTCGCGGACCCGCTGGCAGAACATGGGGATCATGAAGAGCCACTGGTCCTGCTCGATCACCCGGCGGAATTCGTTGAGGATCAGGCGCAGCGCGCGGTCGGAGACGTTGCGCAGGTCGCCGGTGAGCACCTCGTAGGGCACGTCCTGGCTGGCACAGATCGCCAGCAGGTGCCCACGCAGAAACTCGGCATAGTCCGAGCCGGCGCTGGGCGGTGCGGCAAAGGTGACCTTGCGGCCCGGTGGCAGCTCCTGCAGTGTCCCGGGCTCAAGGCCACCGAGGGCCGTACCGTCTGCATCCTCACCGGTGATCAGGTCGCCGATGGCTTCTCCATCTTCCCCATCCGCGTTGGCATCGGTGGTGATGAAGCCTGCGAACAGGTTGGCCAGCGCCTGCCGTTCCAGAACCGCATCATCGAGGCGGTCCAGGTTGAACATCCGCAGCAGGGCGGGAGCCGAGCCCGGCACACCCCGCATCGCACCCGCACGGTTCGGCCGGAACAGGTGAAGCACCTGCTCCGCCGGCACGCGCACCAGCTCGTTGCCGTTGACGGTCAGCTGCAGGTCGCCGGGGTGCTCCCGGTACATCCAGTAGGCCACGCGGCGGCCGATGCTATCGACCTCGATACCCTGCCGGATCACGTTGCCGTTGCTGGCCACGCCGTTGTAGTGCTGCGGGCACTGCTCCGATTCGATCAGCTGCACCTGCAGCGGCACAGGCAAGCCGTCCTCGGGCCGCCGATACCGGATGCGGGCAAATACCTCGCCTGCCTCCTTCCACTCGCGCCAGGCAAGCGCCTGCAGGCCCTCCCAGCCCAGCACGCCGTCTGCATCAGCGTACTTGCCCCAGCGGGTCCACAGCTTGGTGAGCTTCTTCTTGTGATCCTTCGAGCCCCAGACTGGCTTTGCCTGGATGCCCGTGGCGATGCCATTGGACACACTCTTGTTGAGCGCGCTGACCATCCACGGGTCATTCCGGGCCAGGTGCCGGGCACGCGCCAGCAGCGTCGGCAGACCCAGCAGTGACGCGTTGGGCCCGAGCGACGTCGGCCGGAAGGTGCGCAGGCGGCGGCCGTTGCCGGCGGCGCGGTAACTGCTTTCGGCGATATCAGACATTGCCCGTCCCCGATTGGTAGAGGCGCACGATGCGTCGACGCCGCGGTGCACCTGCGGCCTGGCCCAGTTCGTCGCGCATCTGCTTCAGCAGACGGCGCATCTCCACCAGGCTCTGGTAGGTCACCGTACGGTCGGCATATCGGACGCTCAGCACGCCGGCCCCGATCGCGGCCTCCAGTTGCTCAACTTGCTTGTTGGTGAATGCCATCTCAGCGTCCCAGGTACTTGCTTCGGATGACGCGGCGGGTACGCGCACGCGGCATTGGCGCCGGCGCGGCGTCGTCTGCCCTCACGTCAGGGTTGTCGTCCCACGCCGCAGCCCATGCCGGCGGCGCGGTCCAGTTGATGGCCGGAACCTTCAGCCACAGCGCCATGCCCTCTGCATAGCCGCACAGGTCGAACGCCTCGTTGCGTCGCTTCGCCAAGTTCTCCCAGCCCTTTGCCGTCCGCGATTCGGCTGTCAGCTCGGCGTAGAACGCCTCTGGCAGCCAGTCGGGGAAGTGGTAGTAGCCCGGACCGGGCTCGGCCCGCTTCACGTTGGCGTCTACCGTGTCCTTCAGCCTGTCCACGTTGAGCAGCAGCTGCGGCACATCGCCCTTCGACCCTGATTTGCGATCCCGGCGCTTACTGCTGTCAGGGAAGGTCTCGCGGAACAGTCCGCCCTCGCGGCGCGCATCGCCCTTGATCAGCCTGACCCTGGCGTGCAGCTTCCGGGCCTTGAGCGAACGCCAGAACTCCAGCGCGCGCACCGAAGTGCCCGACTTGCCACCCCAGTCGATGCCCACAGCGTGCACGGGCATGCTGCGGCCGGTGGCGTCGTCCAATGGGTAGCGGCGGCTGATTACCTTCTCCACCAGCCGTTCCCAATCTTCCAGGTACTTCGGCGGGTCCAGCGGCAGGAAGCCGCCTGAGCCGTCGTCGCGCTTCGACGTGCGGAGGGTGAAGGAATCCACCACCCAGCGTTCCAATTGGCCGAACTCGTTGATTCCGAACCCCAACACCAGGATGACGAAGCGGTTTGCCTGGACGTCGACCTCACCAAGGAGGAATCGGACGCCCGCAGGCACAGCGCCCTTTGTCCAGACTTCTGCACGCTCCTGCATCTCGCCAGGATCGCTGGCCGAGCGCGCTGCCATCGGCACGTAGTTGATCGCGCCATCCACGTTGTGGGTGGTCTTGAGAGGCCGCTCTTCACCGGTAGTGGCGAAGGTGAGCAGCGCCTGGAGGTAGCGCTCGATCAGCGATTCCCACGACTGGTAGGCCGCAGCAACGCCGCCCAGCCAGTAGCTGGCGATGCGCGCCTCCGGTCTCTCACCGGTGACCGTTCCATCGGCATGCACGACCTGGCCCTCTGCAGCCCAGACGCCAGCGCGATTCATCCCATCCTTCCACCGGTGCTGCAGACCTACCCCACAGTGCGGGCAGTGCAGCAGCGAGTAGTGCCGCGCCATCTTCTGCACGTCGTCCAGCACCACCCGCTCGAGCAATTCCTCCATCGGCGGCAACGCGAAACCGTCATAGCCCGGCGCTGCTTGAAACCGCTCCCCGCACTCCGGGCACGGCCAGTACCAGCGGCGCCGGTCGCCACGCGCATACAGCGCGGCGATACCGGCTGCCGGTGGGCCTTGGTGCGGGTGCAGCGGCTTCCAGGCACCGTCGGCGTAGTCCGTTGCCGGGCTCGACTCGGCCACCACCATGCCGGCCGACATGTAGGTCTGCGTGCGCTTCAGGCCCAGGCCGAAGCATTCATCGATGGTCAGGTCGCCGGTGTAGTTGTCCACGTCCGTCATCAGGACGTCGTGGATGTCCTTGCCCGACAGCACCGACACCGACGGCCAGCCCATGCGCAGCGACATTCCCGAGCGGAAGAACTTCAGCAGGATGTTGTCGTCGTGGGCACGCGGGCTCAGCCGGGAGCGTAGTTCCGGACTGGCGGCGATGCTGCGGGCGATACGGGTCTTGCTGTAGTCCTCGGCAGCATCCTTGGACATCTGCACAACCATGGCGTCAGCCGGGTTGCTGGTGATCAGGTACGCGAGCCGTGCATCGATCAGCGAGATGGTCTTGCCCGACCGCGCCGGCCCTACGAACACCACTGCCTCGTAATGGCGGCTGCCGGTCGTATCCAGCGGCTCGACCATGTATGGCGTGGTGTCCGGATCCCAGCCGCCGGCGGCGCCAGCGGCATTGGCCACCTGCAGCACACGCGCACCTTCGCTTACCCGGATTCGGCGCGGCGGCCGGATCATCTCGGCAACGCCGAGGCGCACTCTACGCGCTGTCGCGTACGTCGTCATCGGTGATGCCCTCGTACATGGATTGCCGGACGCGATCGCACTCGTCCTGGACCTTCACCACCTGCTCTGGCGTGAGCCCTGCTTTTCGCTCGAGCACATCAGGCAGCGTGTCGAAGAACTGCACGACCTTCTTCACCAGCTCGGCGTAGTCGGCCTCGACCTCAGCCGCCGGCACCAGCTGCCCGACGGTCGACTCGGCCTTCAGGCGCTCGTTCTCCGACTGGTAGTAGGCGCGCCGCTCCATCGGCGGCAGGTCGCGTGGGTCGACCACGCCCTCAGCGCCGAAGGCTGCGGCACCCGGATTCACCAGCGCCGGGGCTGCGTCGGCCAGGCGATAGACGTCGTACCCGGCACGCTTGGTCAGCGGCGGGACGCCGGCCTCCTTCAGACGCTTGCTGGCCGTTCGGCGGTCCATTCCGAACTCATCCGCCAGCCTGGCCACGGACCAGCCTTTGGTGAATTCGTGGATGTCAGCCATGTCCTACCCAATGCGCAGCCTGTCCAGGCATGAAAATGCGGTTTCTCCCGTAAAAAACCGCCAAAAGTGTGGCCTGTGGTGGAGCACCCTGGAGGCCGAAAAACTGGCAATTACCGGGGTCCGAATCCCCCCCGGTTGCTGTGGATAACCGCCAGGGACCCCGTCTTGTTCCACGCTACGTTCCACGTCGAGCGTTCTTCCTGCAGTCCGCGCTTGGGTCTGCGCCTTTGCATGGGTGCCTTCCATCAGAATTCCTCCGCTTCCCAGCCACCGCCGTCGCGCTTGGGCTTGACCTTCACCGCAATGAAGCGGAACGGGTACATGGCGGCGGCAATCTTGATCTTGGCCCTTGCGTCGTCCTGCCAATGGCCCTTCACCTCGTGGCACTCCATGACGCCATCGGCCGCCAGGACGGCGAAGTCCGGCGTGTAGAACGTGTTGTCCGCCAGCCGCAGCTTCAGTCCCTCGAACCGGTGCCACTGAATCTCGCCGGCAGCCTGCTGCGCGCGCAGCCGTTCCGCATAGGCGGTCTCGGTCTTGTTCATGTCGCCGACCTTCAGCCGGCCCAGGGCCAGCATCCGGCGGTTCATTGCGTCACCGGCTGCCGGTCAGCAGCGATCACTGCCTGGCAGGCCCGGATGTGGTCTTCGGCGTCCGTGACGATTCGAACAGCAGCTCCGACAACCTCTGGACGTAGTTCGGCGCGCGCATCACGTTCGACGGCGCCGGCGGCGGCTTCGGACAGGCGAGCGGTGTGGCAGGTGGCGAGGTCGTCGCGCAGGCGGAGATTGCCGCTGCGCAAGCCAGCCACAACAGCAGCAGGGACGGCCTCGGCCGCAGTCCGGTCTTCTTCATGCTTGGCTCCAATGTCAGCCAGCTGCAGGGCTTTGCTCTGCTCGGTGGCGCGGGTCTGGTTCACCTGGGCCGTGACTGCTTCGGCGCCGGCAACGCGCTGGATGGCGTCCCTGCCCTCCGCGCGATCGCCGCGCCACGCCCAGCCAGCGCAGAACATCCCAGCGGACCACAGTGCGAAGACGGTAAGGGTGACGACCGTGCGGCTCATTGCAGCGCCTCCGGGGGAATTACTGCGCCAACGGAGCGCATTGCCGACTCCAGTGTCTGGACCCGCAGCCGAAGCCGGTGGGCCTCCTCCTGTGCGCGCATGCGCAGGTTGATCTCCTCCTCCAAGCGCCCGCGCAACTGCGAATGACCGTCCTCCATCGCTTTCAGCCGCTCACCCATGGAGGCCAGTCCCTCGCGCAGTTGGTTCAGCAAGTCGATGTTCGCGTCGGTCTCTGTCCGATCCTTCTTCCGGCTAGCAATGACACCCCAGATTTCTCTCACGGCCCACAGCGCGAAAGCACCACCAGCGGCCCACCAGGGAGCGGTATTCGGATCGCCGTCCATCAGGGAGTCCCCCCACCGCCGGCCTTGCGGTACATGGCCAGCAGGTCTGCCAGCTTGTGCTCGTGCTGGCCATAGCCCGCACCGGGCAGGCTCGCCCAGATGTTGCGCACCGCCTTGATGGCCTCTGGGATCTTGCCCGCCTGGATCAGCGACAGCGCGCGGCGCTCGCGGATCTGCTGGAGTGCGATCAGGTCTTGGCTCAGCGGCGAGAAATCCTTCAGGCCCAGCGTCTTCTTGTACGAGTCGTAGTAGCGGCGCAGCAGCTGGTAGCGCCCGGCGGCGGTGGACTGGATACCCAGCTTGGGTAGATCCACTAGGACACGCGGGTGATCGGCGTAGTCCTTGAACAGTTGGCCACCGACGATCACGTCATAGCCGCGATCATTGGTCGGCTGCCTGCCGTTGTCGGTCCCTTCGGACCACGCCAGCATATCGAGGAAGGCCACGACGTTCACGCCGCCAGCCTGTTGGGGAGTGATTTGCGTCATGGCGTCTCCACGAAAAAGCCCCTGAGAAAACTCAGGGGCTCGAGGCAATGCAGCTTGTTCGGCCGGGATTGGCCGATTCAAAAGGGGATTCTAGAAGCAGCACTTCAAGATCGTCTTGCCGTCGACAGTGATATTCCAGCTAAGCTCGAACGGTCGGTTATAGATAGCTTCACCTATGTCGTTCAAGCTCATCCCAGTGCCGGCCATGTTCGGCGGATTCTTGATGGAGTACTCCAAGAACCCATTGGCTTGGAGCGAAAAGCGTCGACTTGGAGGGAGTGCTTCGGCATCGTTGGATATCGCGAGCGCTTGAAGATCACCAATGTAGACGCCGTTAATCATGGTAGCCAAGCGCAAATAGTCATCGCTCGGGATGTCACCGCGGCCCATGGCCACAAAGAGCTTACCCAGCAGGCGGGGCTTCTCTTCCATGTCTGCCTTATCAAGCAAGTCCAACAGTAATGAACCTACTTTTTCTTGCTTTCCCTGGTTGCCTGCAAGCTCTTCCACAGCCCTTGCACGCTCAGCCCAACTGAGTGTCGCGACCTCAGAAAGGAATCTTTCAATCTTTTGTGTCAACAACCGGTCCCGGATCGAAAGACCAACCTTACCCAAAGCAACGAGGGTGGACACAACAGGCAGATCTTTGAGCAATCCGTCCTCAATAACGCCGTCAATAAGAGCTTCAATTGTCCCTTCAGCGACTGGGGTCAAGGCCTTCGCTTCTACCGATGCAACGAGATCCTTCCCGAGCTTCATGGCGCCATATCCGGCTATTGAATTGCACTAATTCTAAGGCAACAAGTCCCGTCTGAGCCGCGCCTTTGGCTCTCGTTCCCTCGGCTGCGGAATCAGCGCACTCCCTTGTTCACTTTCTCAACCGCATCTTGAATACATTCGGCAATCAGCTGGTCAGACATGGAGCTGGCGAGGTGAAAAATCTGTGCCGCTTGGCTTTCCACAACGCGGTTCGGTGGGCCGACCTTCCATGAGCAGTAGCCCTCCAACGAGTCGAAGATCAGAATTGCGTCCTGCAGGAACGACCTGATCTCCTTCGTCCCAAGCATGGCCAGGGAAAGATTCGAGCTGCTACTCCTCTTATCGTTCAGATGAGCAACGCCATTGTTGCGCACGTGGCAGATTGCTTTCCAGAGCACTTCATGGTGAGCGTAAACCTGCCGCAGCTGCCGCACGACTGCCCCATCTGCTCCATCGTCCTCCAAGGAAGCCGCAATGCTTGCAAGCGTAAGCCCACGGCTAGACCGGTCGAGCAGATTGAAAACCGAGACAATCATGCAGTCGAAAGCGTTATTCACTAAAACGATGTAGATCGCCCAGAACCTGTCCTTCGCCTTCAGGTTTTGCGGATTGTCGACGTACTCGCTAATTCCCGTGAAAACCCAATAGCTCTCTACCGCAGAGCGTATCTCCTGACAGATCTCACTGACTTGATCCGCCACATGCATTTTCTTAGCCATCGCTACGCCGCCTAAGCGGCAGTCCTGCCGCCCGCCTAGTCTACCCCCGCGCTGGAACACCCGGCGATACTGCCAAACCGGAAACGGGGCCGGCAGGAATCAAACGGCGTACCAGATACGCAAACGGCCCACCGATTGGTGAGCCGTTTTGGATGGGAATCTCCCCACCTTGCCGAGAACTGTACCAGTTCGTTGGCAACCGTCAAGGGCTGATGGCAATCCTGCCGAACTACAGTGGATCCCTCGACGTGTATCCTTGGTCGCCCTCTAATCCGCAAGGAACGCCAATACATGTCGACAACCGATCTCACGCATCTCGCAAGTCTGCTTGGCCAACAGCATGCCACGAACACTGCGATACGAACTCATTGCCGCCACCCTGCGGTAGACAAGGGGAAAATGCAGGAACTTCTTCGTTCCGATTTCGCAGAGGCAAAGAAGAGCCTCCCTGAGCTGCTTCTCCTTTACGGTATGAACAACGACTTCCTGCCAGAAGCTGAGCACGAATTTGCGAAGGCTGGCACTGACTCGCTGAGACAGGTGGCCGATGGCCCCTAAAGAGACACCCCTCTGATGCACAAAGGGGTGTCCAAACTTGGATACCCCCAATCACCGGGCCTCGGGCACCAACTCACCGTTATGCCGCCCACTGTGCATCTTGAACACGCGCATGGCCTCTGGCCCCATCTTCTCCCATCTGGCCGCGCCCCGGACGACTTCGAGAAAGGCCTGGGCGAGTCCGTCCCGAAACTCGGCTCCCTCGGCACCGTAGTCGAAGCGGTAGCCTTCCCCGACGACGTAGCGGGCTGCCCACTGGCGGCGGAGCCGTCTCACGAGCAGCTTTGCCCTCGACTCGCTACCGACCCACGCCCACTGTGCGGCAACTACGTTCGGCTGCCGGCGGATGCTGCTCTCGGGGTTTCGGGTGACGCTGATTCGGACAATCCCGTTGGCGCTGCAGGCTGCGTACAAGTACACCGCATCGCGAGCGGCCTGTGCCAATGTCAGATTCCTCATGCGCGCCGCGCCTCCATGAACGCTATGCCCTTGTCCAGCTCCTTCCGGTACTGCCACTTTGTGAACGCTCCTCCCAGCTTCTTTGCCACCACCTCCGCCCGCTTGGCCTGGCTACCTCGTCCAGTGAACTCCTCAAGCACGACCAGCGCGCGCACGATGTTCTGGCGGTAGAGGTCAGACAGCGCGCGATCAACCCACCGGTACTCCTCCGGCGAACCGACCATGACTGCGGCGGTGGGCGACCGCGAAACAATCGCCCGAGTTTCAGAACACGGGATCGGGTCTACTGCCCACTGGGCCACGGGCAGCACGACGCCATTCCGACTCACACGGCCGGCAGCTGCCCCCATAAGCATTCGCCGCTCATGGCCATCACGCAGTAGCGGCGCCCACTCCCTCTTCGCCCCCGGCGCAAACTGCTGCGCGCGGGCCAGAGGGTGCTCTGCCTTGCTCGGCACGTCCCTGGGATCCAAAGGGGCACAGAACCGGTGTTCTTGGTAGTGGCCCCAGTGTTTCAGCTGCTCTTTGATCGACGGTCTCACTGCCCACCCCCAGCGCGCGCCGCAATTTGCCTTTCCAGTTGGTCCAACTTGTGGGCCTGCTGGCGAGCAAGCGATGCCGCCAGGCGGTAGGCCTCGGCGGTGGTTGATCGCTGGCCGCGGTCTCGCCACAGCAGCCGGTCCAGCCTCTCCGCTTGGCGCTCGAGCGTGTCCGCCAAATGCCTGAGCGCCTGGGATCCAGTCGGCAGGATGCTCATCGCCCAAGCCCCCCATGCACCTTGCGGCCTGCGCCATATCCGTAGCTCATCCGGCGCGGCTGGTCATCGTTCGCGGCCTCTGGCTTGCGCGGGAGCGGACCGTCCCAGTTGTCGATGCGCATCTGGTCGAAACGATTTTGCAGGCTGATTCGCTCGCCAGCGCGGATGTTTCTGCCCTTCGCAAAGTGCATTTCCACTACGCCCTGCAGGTGGGTCTGGTGCTCGGGTGTGTCGTAGTAGTCCTCTCGGTGCAGGAGCACCACCACGTCGGCCTTCTGCTCCAGTTCCCCGGATTCGCGGAGGTCAGACAAGGTTGGGCGCCTGTCGGTCCGGCCGGTGACGCTTCGATTCAGCTGCGCCAGAGCCACGAGCGGAATCTTCCATTCCTTTGCCAGGTCTTTGCCTTTCTGCAGAATGCGGCCGTACTCGAATCGGGCCATCCGCGGATCCACGTCGAAGTCGTGGATGTGATCGATCACCAGCAGCTGCAGCGGTTTGCGCTGGTGCATGCGCCTGGCACGGGCCTCGAACTGGCGGACGTTCAGGGAGGCGGTGTCATCGATGTACAGGGGCGCCGCTTTGAGGTCGCGAATCGCCGGGGTCATCCGGCTTTGGTAGATCTCGCTGTCCTCGCCGGAGTGCCTTGGCCTCGTGACCCATTCGTGAGGAATCTGACCGACGCAGGCGACATTGCGGTCGTGGCAGTCATCGATGCTCATCTCAAGGCTGAAAAGCCCGACCGTGATCCCGTGTAGCGCACAGAACACGGCAACGTTCAGCGCCGCGATGCTCTTTCCCATGCTGGGCCGGCCTGCGATGAGGTAGGCCGTGGACGGCTGCAGACCATGCGTTACCCGGTTGAACTCAGCCCAGGGCGTTTCCAGGCCCGTTAGGCCTCCGCCGGAGTGATAGCGGTCTTCCCACCGCTTGTACCACCCGTACATGGTCTCGCCTGCCAGTCGAAGGCCGCCGCGCTGCGAGGGCTGCAGGCCTGCAATGTCCTGCGTCAACTCCGCCAGGATCTCGGGGAACTCGCGGCCGTCCTGCTCATGGGCGGACTCCACCGCCCTGCGGCCCACGTCAGCCAAGCGGCGGCGGCCGGCGTACTGGACGACGATTTCTGCATAGGCAGCTACGTTTGCCGCTGACGGCGTCGTGCTGGCAAGCTCGGTGATGTAGGCGCCGTCACCAACCAATTCCAGTTTTCCGCGCGACTCGAACCACTCACCGATGGTGACGGCATCGAAGGGGCGCTGTTTCTCCGCCAAGGTGCGGATCGATTCGAAGATCAGCCGGTGGTCGTGGCGATAGAAGTCTTCAGCAGACAGGGTGTCCGATACGAGCGGCCACGCCTCGGGGGACAGCATCAATCCGCCCAGTACCGCCTGCTCCGCCTCGACGCTGTGCGGCGGAAGATTGGGGTCAAAGCGCATCAGCCCTGCCCCCCTTTGCGGTTGCTGTGGTAGGTCCCTTCGATGACCTTCAGCAGGTTCTCTTCCGACTTGATCAGCCACGGCAGGGAGACCAGGAAGCTACCTGATTTTCCCATTAGCCAGTCGCTCTCCTTCATCCAGGCGAACAATCCGCGCCACCATTCCACGGTTTGCCGGTCCGGATCATCCTTCCAGCGCGCGCGCAGGTGGTCTTGCCGCTTCTTGCTCCATCCTCGCACCTCGGGGCAGTTCGGCAGTTCCGTGTGGTAGGCAGCGATGATTGCTTCATGTGGACAGCCACTCACCAGCTTGGCGCCTAGCAGATCCTTCTGATCTTCTCCTCCCTCATCGGCAACCATGTCGCCGTCAGGCGACGTAGCTGTTTCTACTTCCTGTTTAGATTCCTGTTTTGTAGTGCTGTCAGCACCCACCTTGGGTGCTGTGTGCACCCACCCGTCAGTGCTGTCAGCACCCACCACCCCCAGATGAAGGGTGTAATGATTGGGCAAATTCACACCCTCGTGCGTCCGTCGAACGATGCTCAGCAACCCGCCAACCTCCAGGTTCGCGATCGCTCGCTTCACAGAATCGGCACTCATCCCGCAGTCGCGGGAAAGCTTTTTGTGGGAAGGATCACAGCGCCCTGTGTCCGCATTGGTGCGGTTGGCCAGCATGATCAGAACCAACTTCTGTTGGGCAGGCAACTTCCATTTCACGGCCCAAGCCATCGCCTCAAAGCTCATGCCGACGCCCCCGTCACTTCCGGGAAGGCAGTCAGCATCAACGTCGCGAAGGCCTCTAAGTGCTCCGTCGTGATCCAGCGCTTGCTAGCCATCTGCTGGATCCACTCCAGCGCCTGCTGCGGGCCGGAGCAGTAGAAATCGTAGGTCGGCTCGTCATCTGGGCGCGTGCGATCGTAGATCTCGACGGCGATCCGGCCGTCGGGCAGGCGCTCCTGCAGACGGACAAGAGGCCGAGCATGGCGGTCTTGGATACGCGCCAGGGCGTCCTGCATGACTTCGCCATAGTGCCGTGGCCCCTGCGCGCTCAGGGTTGCAAGAGATTCGTGGTGTGGCATAGTGGCCTCGCTCTGAACGAAGCCTCCGCATCTGTCTGCCCGACAGCGGGGGCTTCGTCGTATCTGGACGATGGACGCCACAGGGCATCCGCTGATTGCGCCAGACACCACCGCGGCCACTACCTCGCGATGGATGTACGCCTGCTCCCTGCCCGTTCGCCCGGCCTCCTGCCGGTTCGTTTTCCGCGTTGTGCGGCTAGCTGCCTTAGCTCAAGAAGAGGTCCGGTCGTAGATCTTGGCGTGTCACCTCTCCCACGGTCAGTTGCTCGATCGCCCGCCATCTCGCTGGCGGGACGGTCACCTCACCGGTCTCCCACTTGGAGATCAGCGCCTGGGTAGCGGGCGACCCCGACTCGGTTAACAGCCTCGCAAGGCCTGCTTGGGTCAAGCCTTTGGATTGACGATAGGTAGCGATGTCCATGGCCAAATATTAGCGCCACTAACGCAAATGGGCAATAGCGCCCCTACTTGATAGTCTATTGACTATAAAGTAGCGTGACTCATATGAAAACCACTCGAAGCGCCAAGCCGACTCCTGAAGACGTAGCAGCCGCCATGCGGCTTAAGGAGCTATGGAAGCACCGTGCATCTGGTCTAGGCCTAACGCAAACCAAGATGGCTGAGGAGCTCGGCATCACACAGGGTGCAGTGAGCCAGTACCTCAACGGCCGCATCCCCATGAACTATCGGACGCTGAAGACCTTCTGCCTCGCCTTGGGAGTTGAGGACACGGACATCAGGAGCGATCTGCCCGAGCAGCAATTCAATACCCCCTCGCCGCCGAGCGACGAGTACGCGGAGGTCTTGGCTCTGTCCGAAGCTGTCGGTTTGCCAACTGGCCCGCAGGCGGACGAGTACGCTCAGGCAAACGCGATGAAGTTCCGGAAGTCTGCACTCCGGCGGAAAGGGATACTGGCCAAGCCACTTGCGATCTTCTACGCCCGAGATGGCTCGATGGAGCCATTCATTTCGAATGGGGACTCTGTCTTGCTGGATACCTCAGATACTGCGGCCGTCGACGGCGGCATATACGTGGTCAGCTGGCTAGACGATAGACATCAGGCGTACGGGGTGAGGCGTGCTATGACGCTCGAGGGCGAGGTATTCTTCGCAAGCGACAACCCGACGGTTAGCGGTAGCTGGCAGAAGCCACGGCGGATGGAATCGAAGCAGGAGCCTATCGCGGTCGCGGGCCGCGTTCACTGGATTGGCGGATGGGCTGATTAGAGACCCAACAGGCCACCTAAAAACCCTTTGGAAGGAACGACTTAAGGATGAATATCACCCCTCAACAGGCCGCCCCAACGCAACTCCGTCTAGATCTCGGAATCGAGGTTCAGAAGGACGTGAATGGTATTGAGATGGGCATTCTGGAGAATGGAATTCCCTATCTGACCCAGCGAGGCCTCGCCCAAGCAACTGGCGTCGCCCGAAGCGTGATCCAAACTATCACCAAGGAATGGGAGGACCATTACGCAGACAACGTTTTGGGCAAGGACCGAATCTCCTTCTTCAAGGCCTACTTGTTCGAGAAGGGCTTCTTTGAGGAGAAGCTCCACTTGGAGACCATACAAGACGGCACGACCCACTACGCGTACCCTGACGTCGTTTGCATGGCGTTCTTGGAATACTATGCGTTCGAGTCTAAGGCAGAGAACGACACGGCGTTGAACCACTTTCGGCAGTTCGCTGCTCTCGGGCTTCGTAAGTTCATCTACGACTCACTGCAGTACACGCCGGTCGATAAGTGGAAGTATCACCACGATCGGGTCTCGCTCCTTAAAGACAGCACTCCAGACGGGCATTTCACGATCTTCAGCGAAGTCACTGGCCTCATTGTTGACTTGATCAGCGCTGACGTGACTGTCAACGACAAGACCATCCCTGACATCAGTGTTGGAATCGCCTGGGGGAAATACTGGGCCGATAACAACCTTGAGCAGTCATTCGGGAAACGTATTCAGTACGAACACAACTACCCTGACTACTATCCCCAGGCGATAAGCAACCCGCAAAAACCGGCCGCCTATCCAGACGCCGCACTTCCGGAATTCAGGAAGTGGTTTAAGCAAGACTATCTGCTTACGCGATTCCCCAAGTACATATTGACTAAGGCCAAGGTCCTGCCTGGCGGGAAGCAGGAAGCGGAACGAATCGGAGCTCTGTACAAATTCAAGGGCCTCCCTGCCCCAACTACACCCTGATACCTAGAACCCCGCTCCGGCGGGGTTTTTCGTGCCATTGATCGGATAGAGGACCGTGCCAGTTGACTGGCACCCGGTCCACTATGGTTGGAACCAGATGGCATTGATCGCGTTGATCGGCGGCCGATCCCAATCACTGACGATGCCCGCCTGCGCATCGATGACGGCGAGCCTATCGTTCGCATCCATCTTTGCTTGCACCAGGGCATACGCCATTTCAGGGCTGTGCTCAGTGCTCACGTAGAAGAGTGAGTACTGGAACTGATGCCAACGTCCGAGTGATTTGATTGCGTCGCGAACTGCGTCGTAGCTTTGACCAGGCCGCACGAGGTCATAGGCGATGAAGAGGTTGTAGGCCATCCCTTAACTCTCCTGTAGATCGCTTCGGTTGGGAACTCGCGTCAACCTGCCAGTAGGTGGGGATGACGATGGCACTCGTTTCCTCAACCATGGCAGTCAGACATGACAGGTGGAGCCTTATGCCGCGACCGCGACGGCTATCCTCAGAAGGGTATGTCGGCATCATCGTCGAAGTCATCCATCAATTGCGGGGCGGTCGTCACGCCGCTTGCGACGCGCTTGGGGGACGCGACCGTTGCGATACCGACCTGCAAAAGCTCTTCTTGGCTCAGGCCTCGGATGACAGATCTTTCTGCAGCCTCATCCACCAGGGGCTCAATGCGTTCCCACAAGGGAAGCACTAGATCCCAATTAAATGCCTTGAAATCAACGTGCCTCGTTGAAGGTTCAACCTTCCACAACGCCTTTGTTCCCTTTAGAACAGCCCATTTACGGGATTCTTCGAAGGTGAGCAGCTGTGGCTTGCGCAGCGCGAGGGCTACAAGACGCTCAATCTCATTGATGTGCCACAGGTCGTCCATCACGTCGGCCACTGAGAACGATCCGTGGTCGTAGGACTCGAAATCCTCTTTCGCAAAAGCCTCTTGAACCGCCCACTCCACAACCCCGGTGGCAGAGCGGCGCTGCAGGCGCGAGAGCAACTCCAAGCCGTAACGAGTCCGCGGATCAATCCTGATGGATAGGACCTCCGTTTTGCGGTCTGGAGCCTTCTTCGGCTGGGCTGGCTTCTTGATGGCCATGGGCATTCCGGCGCTGAGTGTGGCATGACTTATACACGCGGACCGGAAATTTGTCATCACGTATTGACAAGCATGATTTCGTATGCAAAATACTTACACATCAGCGGCGCGGTGCTGCTGTAGCCCAGGGCACACAGGAGGCCTTATGACTACGGACAACGATTTCGTGATTGTTGTATTGCGGGTTCCCAAGTCTCAGAAGGCTTGGCTCCAGCAACAGGCTAGGACGCAGGAGCGAAGCGTGAATTACGTCTGTCGTCGGATCATCGATCAAGGCATGGACTCGCAAGAGCAGGCCGCAGCATGAAAGGCCTAATCCTGAATGCGCAGCCCGCAATTACGAGCCGGGAGATTGCCCGGCTGGTCGGTCTGCGCCACGACAACGTGAAGCGAACCATTGAAACCCTTGTGGGACAAGGAGTGGTTGCTTGTCCTCAAGCTGAGGAGAAGCCCACTGCTGGCCGTCCGGTCGTCGAATACGTTTTCTCGGGCGGCCAGGGCAAGCGAGACAGCATCATCGTCGTAGCCCAGCTGTCTCCAGCCTTCACCGCCCGTTTGGTGGACCGCTGGCAGGAGTTGGAAGCGAATGTCGCTCAGCCCGATCCAATGGTGATCCTTACCGACCCTGCTGCGATGCGCGGCCTGCTCCTGACCTACACCGAGAAAGTGATCAGCTTGGAGCAAACGGTCGCAGAACAGGCCCCGCAGGTGGCCACGCTGCATCGGATAGCTGCTGCCGATGGCTCACTGTGCATGCGAGACGCGGCCAAAGTTCTGCAGGTCCGCCCGGTAGATCTTCGGCGCTGGCTGGTGGCTCAGGGGTGGGTCTACCAACGCCCGGGCCACAGCGGCTGGCTCGCCTATCAGGACCGGATCCAACAGGGAGTCATGTGCCACAAAGTCACAACTGTCCAACGCGAAGACGGAACCGACAAGGTCGTTGAGCAAGCCAGGATCACGCCAAAGGGCATTGCTCGCATTGGCGCCGAACTGGCAAAGGCAGCGGCATGAATCCTAACCCCCCTTGTCAGAGAGGCGGTTACGGCACGCCGCCGAGTCTATCTTCATCTAGGCTTCTTCGTGCGGTCTGGGTGGCCATAGGCAGCGCAGCGATCGTGCTGGTTCCACTACGAATGATTGAGATCGCAGTCGCCCACAACCCGAATGTCGTTCTTTGCGTTGCTGCGGCGAGTGACGCACATCCCCCGACTTTTGCATTTTCGCACGCGTACCTGAACCAAGGAAACCTGAAAGATGAGTAAGGAAAGCCCTACACCGGCGCACAGCAGCGATCACCCGCTGGCTGGCTGCCGCGTCATCAAGCAGTTCGAAGAAGGCCAGATCCATATCGGGGACAACATCCAGCTGGTCGTCCTCGCAGCGCGCGAAGGGAAGGCTCGCATTGCAATCAGGGCGCCGCGCAGCCTGGAAATCTCTGCCCCAAAACAGTGACGGCCCGAGCGCGCCAACGCTCGAGCCGTCTGCCAAGTCGTACCCATCTCCGCGAAGATCAAGGAAGCCACTATGGCGAAGCACAGTGTACCCCCCTCCCCTCCCGCTGATGCAAGTAGGCTCGCGAACGGCGAGCACTACCTGGCCTCCATGTGGAAGGACAATCCTCTTTCCGAGTGCCTGACCAACCGCTTGGTCCGGGTCGACCAGAACACGAAGGCGGCCATCGCCATCCTGGACGTCATCCGTCGCGATTTCACGTCCAAGCAAGATCTGCGGGATACCTGCGAGGAGGACGAGCGCGTGCTGTATGTCCCCCTCACTGAGCATGCCGTGGACTGCCTCATGCTGGGTATGGAAAGCCTCCTATCCGAGTCGGAGGACCTGCTTACCTACCTGCGCGACAACGAGCGGGACGTCTGCCGCCAGCCGCTGAAGGAGGCCGTCCGTGTCTGATACTCCCCTCACCAAAGAAGAGCCGTTCAGCCTGATCCCAGTGCAGGACAATGCCCCGCTGTTCAAGGTCTGCGCCGGGATCGACACCATGCACAGCGACCTGAAAGCCAACATCTACTTCGAATACGTCCAGCGGCAGTTGAGCAACATGGACAGCGACAGGATCACCGATGACGACTTGTTCGTCTTCGCTGACCTTCTCGAAATGTGCAGAGCGCTACGTTACGCCGGAGATGCCCGATGAGCCAATCGGCCAACCTGGAAAAGACCAAGGAAATCGCAATCCCCGGATCGCCGCTTGTCGTGGTATCCGGGCAGGATCTGGACGTCGCACTGAGCAAGGCCAGGCTTCTCACCGATCACGTGCAAGCTCTGCTCTGGCAAGGCATGCGAGATGCAGCTGGTAAGGACGTCTCTTTCGGATACGACGAGGTCGTGACAATGGATTTTCTTCTCGATATCGCGACTGGCCTGTATCGGGCCGCAGGAGCCGAAGCATGA